GCGCGTTGTGGCGGGATCGGCCACCAGATCGACGCTCTGTACGCGCGTAATCGACTCGACAACGACGCGATCTCCGCGTCGGCCGACCTTTGCCTCGACATTGTGCGAAAATCCGACGTTCTCCGGCGCATGTTCAGCGTCCCAAATCAGTTGTTCCGCCAAAGCATGCTTCGGGTTGAACTGAAAATCGCCGAAAAGCCCCTCGCCGGCCTGAAATGCGACGTTGCGAATCGTGCCGATGCGATCCTGGTAGTCGCGAGGCGCAGTCGGATTGCCTCGCGGATGATTGACGTTCACTTTGGCGTCTTCATAAAGGCCGATGGCCTGGCTGAGAGCCTCGGGCAGATAACTTCGGCCGTTTTTCGACTCGAGCCCCAGCAATTTGACGCCGCGAATTACGCCCGATTGCCGATCCACACGCACCGACACGCCGCGTGAATTGCAATATTCCTGCAACAGGTCTGTCATTGCGTTTCCTTTCGTGCCAATAAAAAAAGCCCGCGCGAAGCCGTTCAAGACTTCGGCGGGCTCTCGCGGATACGCGCCTTTCGGCGGCTCCGCTTGATACCGTAATGGGAATACAGGGATTAGAGATTAGAGAACAGGGATTAGATTTGTCACTTGTCCCTTCACTCTAGTTCCCAGCCCCCAATCCCTAGCCCCTAGTTCCTAATCCCTAGCCCCTAATCCCTATTTCTCAATCCGCTCGACCGTTCGGCGGATATGCTGAATCGTTCCGTCTTGCACACTCAACTCGATGGCGGCCGTGCCGAAGAAACCGTGTCGCAGCGCCTCGGCCAGCATCTCCGCGACGATGCATTGAAGCTGTGCCACTTTTCTTGCGTTGCCGTTTGTTGTCGTGTGCGTCGTCATGGTGCGTTAACTTACAACTTCACTTTCCACTTTTCAAGATTTCTTTTTGGCCACTTCTATTGTGTTTCAGGTAGTCAAGAACCGAAGCCCGGGCACCGACCTGAAAGGCTGGTTGTCGGGAAGCTGAATAGCAGACAAAAAATGTTACCTAAGGTTTATAAGCAACCTAGACATCAATAAGTCTTACCGCATGTCGCCTTCTCGACACATTCTTCAACGACCGACAGCAATGTCGATGCTGCCGCTGACGCTACTCAGGTTGGTTAGAGGGAACATCCAACACGTGTTCCTGCTCCGGATCCAGTCCATGCCGCATCGCCATCGTTGCGATGGACATCGCGCCGTTGCGCACGAGAATCTGATCGGCCTGGGCGTCTTTCAATCGGTCTCGCACTGCCAGTCGAGGCGGGATGCCGCGGATATCGACCGCGTGCAACGCTTCGGCAGGCAAACGACCGGATGCGACGGCATTCTGCACCACGCGCCAAAGCAGTTCCAGGTCATCCTCGATCATGTCGTGCTGCAGTCGCTCGAACATCTTCACGGCCGGTCCTTCGGCCACCATCGTCGAAGAATAATTGGCATTCGACGCGTCGGAAGACAACATGAATTCTGGCATGACTAATCGGCTGGCAATCGCGCGCAATTCCGCTTGCAGCACAACGACATAGCGGCTCGCATCAATGCCTGCCGCCGGAAATTCGTATTCCGTGCCGGCGACGGCGTCCAGAATTGTGCCGGGCGCGTACCGTTGAAAATGACTCGTGCGTCCCGTGGCGGAGTTGGCCGCGCTCGCGTCTGCTTGGCTCGCGACGAATTGCTCCAGCCCGGCGCTGGTCGCTGCGCGGTGCTTGCGGATGATGGCGATGGCCGACTGGATTTCGGATACCACGCTCATGTTGCGCAGCAGCTTTTCGGCCCGGCGAAGATTTTTGCGCACGGGAAAGAACAGCGGCAGCCCACGTTTGACATTGGCGTCGACATTTGCCTTGCGGTGCTGAATGTCGGACGCGTCAACCAGCCGGCCATCGATCCAGTATCCCACGACCGTTTCGACGTCCTCGGCGGCAGTCTGAATGCCGAATCGTGCGGAAGGATCGGAAATTCGGTCCGTAGGCGCGGCCACTTGCGATGGTTCGACGAACCGTATCCGCGTCGAGCCGTCGGCCGCTGCAAAAAGCCGCAGAAAACACTCGCCGTCACGATCCTTGCGCCGCACGATTTCCTGTTGCCGTTGATGCCAGCGATTCAGGCGAACGAATTCATCGACGATCGTTTGCACTTCGGCGGCCAAAGCCCGGGCGTCGTGGCCTCTTCGCGAGACAGCTCTGTACGCGTGGCCACTGCCGACGATATAGTTGATGCGGTTTTCGTGGCCGTTGATCGCGAACTCATTGCTGACGGCCAACGTGCGGCACTGATCGCGGATTTGAGCAAGCTGTTGTTCATCGGCAAAGGGCGCTCTCTGGCCTCCGCTAATCGAAGTGCCGCCGCCAAGACGATTCCACGGCGTCCCGTCGCCATCGTAAACGGCCTCGGCGGGATCAACAAAGTTGTCCCACAATTCGTCGAACGCCTCGAACAGTCGTCGCTCCCATTGTTGCAGCCGCGGATCCACCGGCGATTGTACGGTCTCTCTATCATCAGTGATAGTCGATTGGTTGATGTCTTGCATTCTTGGTATTTCCTGTATGTTGCGATGTTGAAAAAACGAGCCCATTCAGCGACACGGCGTGCCCCCGATCCCCGATCCCTGGCCCCTGGCCCCTGATTCCTGCCCTTTATCTTCCCACCGGCAATCGGCTTCCCAGGCCGTCTTGCGTTGCCCGCCCGCGAAACACTTCGGCCGCCAACCGAATGGCCATTTCCAGGGCGTCTGGGCCGTCGTCATGATCACCGATCGGGAATTCTTCAAGTTGTTCAACCAACAACCGCGTGCCGGGGCTATTGGCTTTGAATCGCAATCGATGCGACGACAGATATGGCCCCAACCGGCGAATGCGCACCTGCTTGGCCGCATGGTTTTCTACCGGCGTGGGCCTGGCCCCCAAGATCCCTTGTCGCCGAAACTCCGCCTCTAACTCGCCGGCCAGCAGTTCCTGATACTGATTCGACTCCACGCCGAACACGTCGGGCGCGAATTGCCGAAACCGTTCGGCTGCGTCCGCAACCATTTGCGGCGTCGGGCGTCGTGCCAGATCGGCCTCGACGTACAACATGCCCTGCCGATCGACGCCTAGCATAACAAGGGCCGAAAAGTCGCCTCGCCGGGCGTCGCTGCCTTTGCTTGGATCCAGAGCCAGCGACTTCACCGCGAGATGGGATGGCCACCGTTCGAACCAGATCGTTTCGTCGAAATACGCTTCAGGCCATTCGCATTGGTCAGGGTTAATCGGCGAATTTTGCTTCTCGCGCTCGAACGCCGTCCGCCCGCTCTCGATTCGCATGCACATGAGCGCATAAAGATCTTCGACCTCCGGCCAAAGCACGATCGCGCCGGCATTCATCTCGAGGCGGTAACGCTCGTAAAACGCTCGCGCGGCCGCTTTTGACCGTGATTTGGAAAGATCCGTGTAAATCGTTTCCCACTGTTCCCAAAGCGAGGCGTTGCGCGGCCAGCGGACAATCGACTTGAACACGCGCGAATTCCAGCCGGGCGTGCGGTGCAATTCCAAAGCCAATGCGTCACGGTGCAATGCCGTCGCCAGGTTGACGATGTTCGTTCGCGACGTGCCGGCCTTCAACAAAGCGCCATGAAACCACGCCCTCGATCGATCGCGCTGTGCGGCCGAACTGCTATGGCTGTCGTTCTGCAAGTCGTCGCAAATGATCAGGGTGGGCCGATACGCGCGACGACGACGGCCGCGGATGCGCTGGCCTGTGCCAAATGCCTCGATCGTGACGCCGTTGCGCAAAACAATCGAATTGCCGCGCCAAACGCGTCCTCGGCCGACGGCATTCGGAAAATCTTCAGCCAGTAGCTTATTTTCGAGCAACTCCGCCTTGACGTTCTCCAGATGGGCGCAAGCCTGATGCTTGGTGTCGGAAACGATCCAAATGTAGGGCTCTTGGTGTTCTAGGGCTGCTCGCAACGGCAACGCCAAAGTTGCAATCGTCGACTTGGCCCCGCCGCGTGGACCGAGAACGTTGATCTTTGTTCCGCGTTCCGCCTGGGCGGCGTCAAGCTGATCCACCAGCCAGCGATGCATTAGCGACGGCGGCTGGCGAAAATGGTCGGACAGATACTTCTTGCCCCAGGCCGCCAAATCCAAATCGCATCGACCGCGCCGCGCTAAACGCCGCGATTGGCCGTGGGTATGCGCCAACGCATCGTGCAAAATTATGGCCATACGGCCGACAATCTCAGGTGAAAGCGGCCAATGTCGCGGCAAAGCGTTACTGCGATGCATCGGCCGTCTCCTCACTGTCCTCAACGTTCGTATCCTCGGAATCGAGATGTGCTGTGGATTCCGCCTTGATAGTCTGGCCAAAGCTGCGTGCCAAGGCTTCGATGCCCTTGACAATGTTTTTACGATATTTATCTACCGGCACTTGTTGGACGATCATGTCGGCAAATTGTGCGAGCGCTCGCGCCAAATCGGTTGCCGTGATGACATCAGGTCCGCGTCGAGCGTATTTTTCCGGAAATCCACGTTCCAAAGCCCATGCCGCGGCTCGCCAATATTGCTCCTTTTGTGCCGCTTTGCGGATGTTTTTTACCAGTGCCAATTCTGCATTGCACTTTGCCTTGTTCAGTTGCTCGGCGAATTGTGGATCGCGCTGGGCTGTGCGTTGGATGGTCGATACCGCGCAGCCGACATAGTGCGCCGCGACGTTCTGGCTGCATCCCACACCTAAGATCGTCACGATCTGCCCACGTTTTACTTTGTCCAGCACCGGCGGTCTGCCGCGTTTCCCCATGCATGTTCCTCCTTTTGTGGTTTTTCTATTGAGCTTCGCACAAGTAACGCGCTGAGGCCCATCGACGCGAGGTCGGTCTTTTGGGGATATCCGCCGTCAGACCGGTTCGCTACATTTGCGAATGTCAATAAGTGCTAACCACTGACCGCTAGCCGCTAACCTCTCTTCTCGTCGACATACTCGAACGACACGACGGCGCGGCCCAGCGAGCTCCGGTAGTTGTTGATGAAACGTTTGGAGCTCTGCGAGCCGGTTTTTTTGACGTTCACGCATTTCCATTGGGGCGACCGGCGGCAATGCGCGATCATCGCCGGATGACTCGTTGTGATGTTCATACGGTGTCCCTCAGCCAGGTGCAGGTCGGCTATCGCCTCGACCACCGCTGTGCCAATGCCGATGCCTTGGTAGTCGGGCAGCGTGACGATGCGGCTGATACGCCAGCGATTCTTGCGGCCGATCAGCGACACGCTTGCACAAAAGGCCGCCGGCTCGCCGCGCCATAACGCCAGGAAACAGCGGGCATATTGCGGCAATGCTCCGCTTAAATAGTGATGACGCGCAAACAACTGCCACGCACTGCGACGGCAACGAACGATTTCAAGCTCGATTGCCGGTCGCCGAAGACGCCTCCGGTTGAATGTCGATGTCGCCATGTCGATGATCCAATCAGGCTCCAACCATTCCGTTACGTCGTAATGACACGTTACGGCGACAAACCGACAACCGATGTGACCCGCATGAATCCCCTTGGCCACCGCTGCCGAAACCACTCTCGCAACGTTTCGGTCCACCACGCTCGTAAATTCGTCGAAGGCGACAATCGGAGGCGATGGCGAACGAGATGCGAAAGGCTCGCGACTTGCGACGGAATCCGGGGAATCGGTGTTTTGCTCTGCTTCTCCCAACAACGCACGCGCCAGGTCGCAGCGAAACTGTTCACCGTTGCTCAGCACCGAATAAGGTTTGATCCAGCCGGGTGGCGAAGAGAATCCCACGGCGGTGAACAGCCGTGTAATCTCCTTGATTGGACGCTCGCCCAGTCCGTCGATGACCGCCTTGTCGGCCGGCCATTCTCGCGGCCGGTAGACATGATCGCCGAACAACTTCCGGGCGATCGTGCTCTTGCCGCTGCCCGAGGGCCCCACGATCAAACCGATCTGCCACCGCTTACCGTCTCCATCTGCTGCCGTCAGCCATTCCGGCGTTTCCACCCGAAATCGTTGCGTTGCACGCCGTGCAAGCGGAACGTCGAACATACTGCCCACTTGCTGCACGCGAAATGAATCGTAGACTGGGCACGCAACTTCAACTTCGATCGGAATCATAAGGCAAGGGCTAGAGGTTAGAGAGCAGGGGTGAGAGATGCCAGGACGCGAACGCGGTCACAGGGTTAGCAATTTGCAGGCATGGCCTTCGGCGGTCAATCGCTCGAAAACGGCGCGCTGGTCCTCTTCATCGCGGCATTCCACGACAACTTGATATGCCTCGGGAACCTCAATCTCGTCGGTAGATTCCGTCCCGGGCTTCTCCGAGATCGCCTCCGTTCCCGATGACATTTGGTCCAACAGCGTCTGCACGGCATCGTTCTCCGTTTCTACTTGTTCGAGCAGTTCGGCCAGCGTCTCTTCATCGGTCTCGGCCATATTTGTCAACGGATCGAGCAACGCCAATAGCTTTGCAGCCTCGCGCTCGTCCAGGTCCAACACCAATACCGGCACCTCCGCTTCGGGCGTCGTTTCGGCGCGAAGATGCCCGTCGATAAGCTCCAACGTTCCATCCGGCAACTCGCGGGCAAGCAACGCATCGGCATACCCGATTTCTGCCAACACGCCGCGCAACGCATCTTGCTGGGCCGCAGGATGCGTGCGCCAGTTTTTCGGGTGTGGCCGCAACAAACGCGCCTTTACTCGCCGAAATTCCTTGATTCGATCTCGAATAAACACGGCTGCATCTCCCGGTTCATGTTGGTCTTGGCATTGAAAGCAGAATTTCACCGGCATATTACAGCGGTCGCCATGGCGCCGAAAAGCATCGTAAGCAAAGCCCATGCGCCGCGCAATGCCAGCAGAATCATCCGCCGGCCGCGTTTCAGCTCCGCTACCTCGCCCATCACGCCCGGGCTTATTTCCTTGTTGCCGGGCAGGCCGTACATATCCATCTTGATCTGCTGGATATCGCCGCGGCATGCCTCGCATCGGGCGAATCCCGAAATCACTTCTTCATGGTACTGATGCACCTCTTTCCGCAACTTTTCGATCTGGTTTGATTCTGCCGATGTCATAACAGCATCCTCGTGGTCGGTGTGATGAGCTTATTGCGTCCTACATTGCCAATGAACCGTTCTGCAGCCAGTTAGGCCCGCGAACTCGGTTTCAATCTGAAACATGCGCAACGTCGGCATCAAGAAGTAGACGAGGTGGATGCTTTTGGCGCCGCAGTCGTTGCGACGGAACCCGTTTGAAGGATGTTGATTAGCTCTTGGGCTCGCGTTGCGTCATTGGAGGCATAATAGGTTGCGACTTTTTTGGCAACGTCGCCCAACTTGGCTACGATAGCTTCGTCGCTACGCACGGCCTGCACAATTTCCTTTACCTTGGCGACCATGCCCGAGTAATCTCCGACCGCATAGTCCTCGAAAAGACCTCCGAACCAAGAGAGCCCCCACTGGTTCATCAATTTCATCAGCTCGATGGCGTGCTTGCGCCGCGTCTCACGCCGGTTGTAGATCCATAGGGCAAAGACGGTCAAAATGAAGGCAACTAATGCCAAAATGACGTACTGATACACTGTTGGAACGTCGTTCATTCGATAACTCCCTAGGTATTGATATTAGTGATCCGTGGTTGGAAGCGGGGCCGATCGATCGAAGTAATCGACAGCCGTGTGTTGCTATTGCCCGTCTTATTGATGCCGACATTGCCGATGTTCCAGCCGAGTTTGAGGGCCTATTGCGTCCTAGGTAGCTAATGAACCGAAGCCGACCATCGGGAGGCTGAAAGACAGACAATAAACGTCGCCTAACAGATCATTATCAACCTAGACATCAATAACTGGCTGCAGAACGGTTCATCAGCGATGTAGGATGCGATGAAGTCAGTTCTTCTGGGATGTGAAGTAAACGACAAACCCGACCGCAACCGAGCCTAAAATGCACAAGCCTGCCAGAAGCGGTGAAAAATCGCCGTTCTTAACGTCTCCAGGTTTATCGCCTTCGACCAATGCAGCTTTGTTGCTCGATGAAGCTGCGGCTTTCGCCTGACGCTCCTGCAATTCGAGCAACCGTTCAAGCCTTGCGTCTTGATCGTCATCGCGTCGTTGCGTATCATCGCGCCACGGCAGCAGCGGCCTTTTTGCAGCCGTGTTACACCCCTCAAGTCCGTTGCATGGCGGCGTTGGATGACGCACGACGGCGTCCAGGGACTTTGTTTCGGGTTGTCGCGAGTTGTCGCCGCACGCCGCATTCAATACGGCATGAACGCGGCCTACTTGAACGCACGCAACCGACTCGCCGTCGGTGCCCCATAGCACTCCGACCAACTTGCCGCATTCGTTAAACACGCCGCCGCCGCTGTCGCCCTGCCGTGCGTGGCCGGTGACGACCATCCAATCGTCGCAACCGTTGCCGCCTTTTGCAGGGCGTCGATAGCCGACGAACAAACCCGTATTGCAGGCCAATCGGCCGTCGGCCCCATAGCCGCACGACTCAAGGCGGGCGCCTTCGGCAAGAGCGGCCTTCTGGCCCATCTCGACTTCCGCCGGCACGACGCCCTCGAGCGTCCCCGTCAATTCCAGCACGGCGCAGTCCCAAACAGCGTCCGCCTTGAGCACGTGGGCGACATGAGTCCTTTTTGTGCGAAGCTCTACCAGAATCCGATCTGCGGCTGCAACGACATGCCGAGCCGTCAACGCCACAATTTGGCTGTTCCATCGGACCAAAGTTCCACTGCCGATCGAACGCGTGTGTTCTCCTTGCATACAGTAGATCCGCACGATGGCGGAACGATGGGCCGCAGGCGTTTCATACCGCCATGCCGTGTGAGGGACGGCAGTCTTCTGGAGTTCCTTTTCCGTGATACCCTTCATCTTTCGCCGCATTTTCATCTTCAGCCGCTCAACGGTCGTTGCACCGACAATACGGTCGATCTCGCGATTGCGTTCCAACACGACGAAACAAGGCAACTGCGTGACGCCGTACTTCGCCGCCAAATCAGGTTGTTCATCGAAGTTGATGCGTCGAACCTCGTAACCCTCGGAAATCAAGGCGTCTATCGAAGGCCGCATCCCTAAACACGCGCCGCACCAATCGCTGTAGAAGTCCAAGAGAACGGGGGCTGGGGATTGAAGGCGGGGATCGGGCTCCTCACACGGCGCTTTTTGCACCGTAAAACCCAGCATCAACGCAATCCAAAACATCCGCCACAAACTATCTTCCATTCGAGACATAAAAAACTCCCTGTATTGAAGGAATATTCCAAGTTTCAATTTTCAATGTTCAGTCCTTTCCAAACCAGATAGATCAACTCCGTGCTCCACAGTCCTCGTTCCTTCTTCTTGAACATTGGTCCGTGAACCTTGAACCTTAGTCCTTAGTCATTAGTCATTAGTCATTAGTCCTTAGTCATTAGTCCTTAGTCATTAGTCCTTAGTCATTAGTCCTTAGTCATTAGTCCTTAGTCATTGGTCATTGAACATTGAACATTGGCCCTTCCTCTCTTCTGGGCATCAACGTAAATCGATATTGAAAAAACGAGCTTCGCGCCAGGTCGCCGGGTTCGGTCAGTCGGTCGGTCAGATTGGGCACAGGATCGACGCCGCCCAAACGGTAGGCAATCGACGCTGCTTGCGAGCAAAACAAAGGCCAGTTGCTCGACTCGGTGTCGTTCATATCGGGTGGCACCATAAAACGCAGAAGCGGCGTGTGATACAAGCTCGCTCGGAACAGGTTCCATTTGCCGTAGGGCTTGCCCGTGATGCTAATCATTGCCTGCAATGCCCGTTCGCGTGAAAAGCGCCGTCGCGTTGCGTTTGCCGCATAGACGTCGATCACACCGGGCCATCGTGCAACCACGTTGGAGAGCAACTGTGCCCGGCCGCCGCCGAAAGTCATCTCGATATTCATCAGCCGGCCGCCCCACCAGCCGGCCATGCCGGCGTGGGTGTATTCCGAGCGTCCTGCCACGGCAATTGCCCGCCACCACAGCGCACCGCGTGGTCGAAAAAGCAGCAGATCGGCATTTTTGATCTGACCGCGCGCTTCGTTGTAGGAAATTCGGTTTAATTCAGTCATCGCGTCACGTAGTTGTGTGTTGGAAACATCTGTTGGGTCTCAGAGAAGTAATGTCGAGAGGCTGGTAAATAGGAGTCTCAGGCCGGAACTGCCCGACACTATCTGTCTAAGCGTCAATAGGCAGATCAACTGCTGCACGGTGCGCAAACGCCTTCGCGACGCCAACGCTGCACCTGCTCGTAACGAGTTCGATGTTCCGGTCGAAGTTCCAGCCCCAGCGGCTGCATCGCAAATGTAACTCGATGATTTCGCGTTTTGGTTTCGTGATGTAAACGCACCTGGCATGCGCGACACGGCAGATACACCATGCCGCCGCAATCCGGACACCGTGCAGGCGGTCCGGTCGGCTCTTCCTCCTCCGAAGGCGGTGCGATTTCGCGGTCAGGCCGTTTGCCCGAGGCCACGGCATCCACCAATCCGCGGCTTACGCCCGTCAAACGCGCGATCTTTCGATGACTCAACGGCGTTTCCCTCAGAAGTCGGCGAACTTCCGCAACAGTTTCGGCGGCAATCATTTCTTCCTCCATGTCCGCTGCAATGTTCGAAACGGTTTTCCCAACGCCAAAAAAAAGAGCCCGTCGCCAAAGCAATGCTTCAACGACGGGCTCTTTTGGCTACCCGCACACGGGCGCTGGGGATACCCTTAACGCGAGACCAAACTTAGCACAGCCCCTGGCCCAATTGCAAGAGAAGAAAAGAGCCACCGGCGAGATAGTGGCTAGTGGCTAGTGGCTAGTACGCTGTCCAAGAAGTTGTTGCCATTAAAAAGGGCAGGCCGCTTGCGGCTTCGCAGGAAAACGCGACCGGCAACAATATCATGGAAGGCGTATTAGTGGATCGAAGGGCGTGGTTGCCGGAGATGCGGCGGATGCAAAAAATCAGAGATCAGAAATTAGAGATCATAAATCATAAATTACAAATCAGTTCGCTCCAATTCCCGCACAGTTCGCTCGAGTTCCTCGACCAGCGGCCCATCGTCTGTTTGCCGCAACACGTCGATAACGGCGCGAAAATACCAAAGCGTTCCGTCGCGGCCGCCGCGAAAATTCCGCCAAATGGCCTCGCCCTGACGCCGGTACTCGCGCAGAATCGAACGCGCATTGTGCAACTTGTCGGCGGCCGTAACGAGCCGCACCGACGCGGAGGCTTTGCGCAGCCGGGCGATAAAAGCCTCTTTTCTCTCTCGCCACGCTGGTTTCGGTTTCACGAATGTGTCAGAACAGTTTTCCACAATCGCGGCCACTCCCTCGCCGAAACGCTGACGGATCTCCGCAAGCGTTGCCAGTCCGCCCTGATCTTCCGCGGCGTCGTGCAACAGCGCGGCGATGGCCTCATCTTCCGTACCGCCGTATTCCATCACCATGGCGCTGACGGCCAACAGATGCGACAAATACGGCTCGCCCGATACCTTCCGCTTCTGCTCCGCATGAAGCGCGGCCGCGTAGACGAGTGCCTCGGTGAAATGAGAAGAGAGTTGCAT